GTGGGTGCGGGTGTATGACACCCGTCGCAGTAGCGGCGGGTGTTCTTGTCGGAACCGTCGCGGTAGGGCGCGCTGCACCTGCGGCACGACTTGTGCCGCGAGCGTTCGCGGCAGTCGTGGCACCGGATGTTGACCTCGCCGGGTGAGGGGGTGAACCGTGACCGACAGGTGTTGCAGGTCCTCCAGCGGGAACCATCCACGCCGTCGGTATTCGCACCACCCGTAAACACGGGGTTCCCGACCCCGTGACCCGCACCTTCTACGCCCAAAGTTCCCTCCCACGACCGTGTTCGAGAACATTATCATCGGGTTGTGGGAAACGCAAACGCCCCGCCGGTTTCCCGACGGGGCGTGCGGAGAAGGTAGGTAGAACCTACCCTTTCACGATCAGCGGGTGATCGTGAGGCGGCTCAAGCCCTTCGGATTGTAGGCACCGATGCCGAGGTTCTCGAAGACCGAGAAGCCGATGGTACGGGCCTTGGGGTCGTCGGCGCTGAGGACCGTGAGCTCGGTACGGACGGGAATCCGACCGAACATCTCGGGCTCGCAACACACGTACACGGTGCCGACCGGGACGAGACGCGACACGATGATCTGCGCGCCCCAAAGCGTGGCCATGAGGCCCGTCTTGAGGAGGTCGCGCTGGGTCTCGATGTCGAGGATGTCACGGCCGAACTTGCGGAGGTCCGCGTAGTCCTTCGCGTTCATGAACACGCGCGCGACGCGGAGGTCGTGGCGCTCGATGTTCGCGTAGGCATCCGCGAGCACGCCACCGGAGATGGGGGCGACGACGGGGATGTCGGGGTTGATGCCGCCCGGGACGCTGTCGAAGCCGTTGGCCGCGATGGCGTCGAGGACCGCGAAGACGCGCTCGTCCTCGGCGGCCTGGATCTGGGCACGGGCCAGGTCCTGGGCACGCTCGATGAGGTCGTAGCGGCGTTCCTTGATCTGCGTCAGCGGGATCTCGGGGTTCGACGCGATCTCGAACAGGGGGAAGATCACGCGGCGGGGCTTGGTGATGGCGACGATGTTCTCGCCTTCCTCACCAACCACGTACGCCGTGACGTCCGGGTCCTTGTCGTAGATCGGCAGCGCGCCGTCGGGCAACTGCTCGACGAGGAAGGTCTTGCGACCGACTGCCGAGTAGTCGCGGCGGAGGCGCAGCGGCTGGGTCATGGAGGCGGCGAGCTTGGCACGACCCTGGGGGGTCTTGATGTAGTCGCCGATGATCTTGGCCTTGACGGCATTGGAGACGGTGGTCGACATTGGTTCCTCCTCAGATCCGCTGGTCGAACACGATCTCATTCTGCACGCTGTCGGCGGGCATCTTGAGAATCGCGAGGGTGGTGGGGCCGGACGCAATCGTCTCGTAGCGGTTGTTGTCCGCGACGACGTTGGTCAGGTAGCCGTTCTGGCTGGCGAACAGGAAGTCACCCGTGGTGTAGGCGAGGTCCGCGCCGCCGACGAGGTTCTGCGTCTCGAACAGCTGGGAGGCGTAGGTGCCCATGGCGGACACGTACGGACCCTTGCCGCTCGCGGCAGCCGGCTGGTTCTCGTACGCGTACCCGGCGGCGTTGTTGATGAACAGGCCGAGGGGGCGAACGCCAGCGGTGGCGGCCGGGGAGAGGGGGCCACCGACGTAGTTGCTGCCCTGGTCGGGGCGGGTGAAGGCGACGGAACCGCTGAGCACGCCGAGCACCGAGGTGTCGACGTTGATGCTGATGGTGCCGGCACCGGTGACGAGGGGGGGGTTGGTCTGGGTGAACGCGTCGTCCGTCAGGATGCCGACCGTATTCCGCACGCCAACGTGCAGAAGGCGGAGGGCCGAGCTGGACTCCGTGAACCCACCCGAGGCCTGTCCAAGAAGGGGCATGTTGGCTCCTACTCACTGTTTACAGGGGATGGTGGAAACGACCCCCCGAGCGAATCCCGCGGGGACGTCAGGGCACCTAAGGAGATGCGCTGCACTTACGCCAGCTCTATCGAACCTCCACCGAAAAACGAATGGGGCGGCGGGTCGTGAAGACCCGCCGCCCCATGGGCGTCACCCGAGGGAGATCAGCCGCCGAACACCTTGCTCACGTCGGGGGCGGAGGCCCACAGACGGGCGAGGTCACCGAGGTCGCCACCGCCGGAGGCCACGCGGGTCTGGGACCCGATGGTCTTCGCGCCGACGCTGGCCTTCTTCGGCTGCGGGCGGAGGGCGGCCTTCTTGGAAGCGGTCTCGGACTCCTCCTCAACCTCCTCTTCCTCCTCGACTTCCTCCTCGTCTTCCTCGCCGGCGGAACGGGACGCGAACAGGCTGGCGAGGATGGCCTCCTCGTCGGAGTCCATCGAGTGGGTCTCGTCGTCCATCGCCATCGTATCCTCGAGGCCGCCCATGACGGTCTCCTCTTCCTCAGCCATGAACGGCTTGCCGGCCATCATGGGCGCGACGGCGGGAGCCATCTCGGACTCCTTCATCATCTCGGCGAGCATCGTGTCTTCCTCAGACACGATGTCTTCCGACATGTGGTAGCCGCCCATCTTCTCCTCGTCGAGCATCTCGGCGAGCATCGCGTCTTCTTCGCCCATGTGGTGACCGCCCATGTGGTGGCCGCCCATCTTCTCCTGCTCGAGCATGTCGGCCAGGAGGGCATCCTCGCCGCCCATGTGGTGGCCGCCCATGGAGTGGTGACCGCCCATCATGGGGGCTTCCTCGCCGTAGTGCTTGCCGGCCTTGAGGGACTGGACCTCGGCCTGGAGGGACTTGATGGCGGACATGAGGTCGCCTTCGGCGGCCTTCTTGGAAGCCTTGGCCTCGGCCTCCTCGTCCTCCTCGGCCTCCTCGCCCTCACCACCCTCGGCGGCGAGCATCTTGCGGAGGAGGGTATCCTCGTCCTCCGTGGAGGCCTCGAGGCGGAGCAGCGTGTTCGCAACGCGGGCATCCGACAGGTCCATGAAGTCGAGGGCCTGGTCCTCGATCATGTCCGTGGCGACCTTGTCGCCGCGCTGGGCGGCGGTGGCGACGCCCTGCCCGAGGAGGGCGGTGGCGATGCGGATGCACTTCGCAGCCTTGCGCTCCGCGGCGACGCGCACGTTCATCGACGCGTTCTTCGCCGGGGCACCGGGCTGGGTCGCGGGGTGGCGGTAGCCGCCGTCATCGTACGGCACGGCGGGGGCAACGCTGGTGCGGTACGGGCCGGGGTGCGGGTCCTCGGCCCAGGAGGACGGGTCACCGTTCTCGTAGGCATCGGCCTCGGGGTCGGGGTAGGCGGCAGGGTGGGTCTCACCCTCCCACGGGGTCGCGGGGTGGGCAGATGCTCGGCGGGTCGGTGCGGGGCGGCCGTCACCGCTCCAGGTCATGCGCTGGCGGCTCATCGCTGGCTCCTTGCGGGGTTGTCGGTGCGGAGGCGCAAAGCCCCCGCGTGGTGGTTGAGAATTCGGCCGACGCGGACGAGCGCGTCAGCCTCCGTCTGATCGGGCACCCATCCAAGGGCGTCCGCACAGGCAGAGATGTAGGAGGCTTCGGAATGGTACCGCTGCGTGGCACCAACCCGGAGAGCCGTCCTGTAAACGTGGACGGGAGTGCGGAACCCGACCGAACGGTCGAGCGACGCCACGCGGTCGACGACGTCGATGTCGGTCGCCGCCGTGGAGACGATGTCGCGCACGGCCGACGCGTAGACACGCATCGCGGCGGTGCGGGCGACGGACGCCTCCTTGATGACGCCGTCGTTCGGGGCCATCGACGACTTCTCTGGGGTCGGGGACGGCTTGCCCTTCAGCGTGTCGTCGATGCGCTTCTCTACCCGCTCCAGCATCTGCTTGTAGAGACGCTCGGTCGGTTCGTCGAGGTCGGTGTTCTTCGCCTCGGGCTTCGCGGGCTTCGCGGGGGTCGCGGGCTTCGCGGGCTTCTCAGGGGTCGCGGCTTCGGGGGCGGGGGTCGCACCCTGGTCCGGGGCGGCATCGGCCTCCGGCTTCTCGGCGGGCTTGTCCCCGTCGGCACCTGCGGCGTCGAACGCACTGAAGTCGAACACGGGGCTGTCT